GAGCTTGTCCTGTTGAGTCTGTACCCCTGCCACCAAAGTAAGCATCTAAAATATCTGCTATCTCATTACGGTCATAACCTTGTTCATCAAGCTCTCTTTGTATTTGTTCTGCTTGTTTTTGTATAGCTTCAGTGTCAACACTAACACCAATGTTTAACATACCACTAGCGTTAACAGGAAGGTTTTGTTGTGCTAATAAACCAGCTTGGTTAAGCCCATAAACACCATAAGGGCTAGTAAACCCTTGCATAGTATTCCAAGGCTGTGCTTCTGGAAGGCCGCTATAGTAACCGCCGTATAAATCTTCGCTTAAAAATTCCATAGATTATTTCTTCCAGTTAGCCAGACCACGTAGGCCAAACGATGCCGCTACTGCTGCACCTAAGAATCCTTTGTACCACTCAGGCATAGCTTCTAAGGCAGCAAACCCGTCCATAACAATAGGAACCATACTAGGAAAGAACGCTAGTACACACGGTATTGAAAACAACAGTGTAAACCATTCGTCTTTCCAAGAGTTAGCTGCATTGTTAGCATGGATGTTTTCCCAGTTACCGTCTTGCTGTATAGCTACCATCTTAGCTTCATGGACAGCTTTCTTCTCTTCAGCTTTACGTTGGAAGTAACCACCAACAAGATCTGCTACTGGGCCAATTAATGCCTGCATCATCGCGCAAACTCCAATATTGCAATAGATAAAAGTATCATTGTTCCAATAACCCCAAAGCCGCTTGCCATCATTTTTTCTAAACGATCAAATCGTTTGTTGTGCTCGTCTAGTTGCATCTGAATCATTTCATAGCGAATACTGCACTCTCGCTCGTGTGACTCCAGCCTTGTTATTGCTTGCTCTAAGTCCGTCATATCTACCCCAGTGGATTTGCCACGGAATCAAGTCCGTCCCATAGGTCATCTATTTCTTTTTGAAGGCGTTTCATGCGTTCGTCAATAGAATTTAAAGCCTGAAGCCTGTTTTCTATCTTTAGTACCGCCTCTGCGTTAGACATTTCAACAGCAGAAACTCTGTCACGCATATCCAAAAGTTCTTTCTGGGCTTCCATAATGGCAGTCAGGTTAGTGCCAAGCTCTGTTAGTTTAGACTTCAACTCACGCACATTATTGTCGTCCATAGCCTGTTGCATGTTGGCTATAGCTACTTCGTACTCCTGAAGCGCCTCATTTGTTCTCTCAATAAGATTATCAAACTGGGTACCTAACACCTTAGCTTCCGTTCCAGCATCCACCACGGCCTTTTCCTGAGCATCTAGGCGGCTAAAGAACTCTGATGCGGCCCAGATACCACCCGCCAGCGTAGAGCCAAAAGACAAAAGCACAGCAATGTACACACCCTTAAAGCTTGTACCACCGACGTTTACCTCAAGATCCTGTAGTGCCATTGAGACATCCCTCCGGATCTGCAGAAAACCAACATTGACCTTCAGGACTGGTTCTAAAAAATTCTGTTTGAGATCCCTGAGTAATCACCTCAACAGATCCTTTGTAGTAGCTATCAAGAGCAAACGAAACGCCAAAGTTTGCAAAGTCTATAAACAACTGACCTGACGTAGAATCAAAGTACGAGTTAGATACTTCAGCGTAGGTAGCTCTCATGTCGTATGCAGTCTGGTTTGCTGTTGCAACCATCTCAGCATCGTTAGCTACTGCCATATATGCACCTGCTATTTGTGCCGCAGTCTCTACACCTTTTAGAGAATCGTTATAAAAATCAACTTCAGCATCTTCTAAGACCACATCGTTAGCCTCAATGTACTCTTGAAGGGCCATAGATTCACGGGCATCAGAGGCATTCTGAGCATCCTGTGCCATTTCGTTGACCGCAGCCACCTCAATAACTGCCTGCGCCGCTTGAACAAACGTATCAACCGCCATGTTGACGTCGTTCATAGCAAGGTCTGCTTGTTGATCAAGGTACTCTTGAGCGCCCGGATCGTAGGTATAGACAGTATTTTGTACTGCGGCTAGTGCGTTGTTATACGCAGAAGACTGAGCGTAACTAATTAAACCAGAATCAACTGTGCCTGACTCTATTATTCCGCCTTGCGAAGCATAACTTTGCGCTCCACCAACTGCCTGTATTCCATATTTAAAACTATCTCTAATACTCTGGGAGGTAGTAATTAGTGTTGATAGTTCATTCGCGTAAGCTGGAACGGAAACGCTCAGAAACGCTAATAACGTTATCTTCTTGCTCTGGCTCATTGTTACCTACCCCCAATATTGTGTCGTAAAACTCTCGATCTTCTGAGTAGTTGGGTATGTGTATTTCTGGGTTTTGCTTAATCTCTAGTAATGCGCTTTTACCTACTATCAACTTGCCGTTTCTCATAATGGGACACGGAGTTGCTGACATCCACATCGCACGCCATACGTGTGGGTTCTGGCACATAAGCGATACCGCTGCTACTTTCATGCCCATGTTAGACAGAGTGATAGAGTTTCTTCTGCGATTACACTCTTCATCCTGCATGTACTTACCGGAACTAACACCTACACCAATAAGTTGAATACCGCCTGTAATACTTCGTAGACATGACTCCTGACCGCTAGATATAAGGCTTGGACTAATTGCTGTATTTGCTGGCATACCGCTAGATCCTGCGCCGTTATAGTTTTTGGTCGTGTTGTAACTGCTATCTACGTTGTCTCCATTTACTTGCGTGTTACTGTTTAAGTCACCTTCTTGGGTATTCCCGTAAACATTAGCCGACAACAACAATAACAATACAAACAGGCGCATAATATTAATATCACTAGCTAAGGTCAATCTTCCATTGCCTTACGTACTCAACATTGTCATCGTCATCCTCATGCTGGAATACCATGTTAGTTCCTGACACAAGATGTCCTGAGTCAACCCCTGTAAACTTAACAGACAACTGATAGATTTCTCCGGGGTCGCCAGTAATGTCGCTACATACTTGGTTGCTAACGCTTAAAAACCCCGAACTTACTTGGGCATCTGTTAACTCACCTAATGTTTTATCTGATTTTATTGTGCCGCTTACTGTTCCGCTTACTGTTGTAAGAGAAGCGTTAGAGTTAACAAAAGACCAGTTAGACGTATTCGCTGTACCACCGGCTATGTAAAAATTGTCTCTTGCTGTGCCGTCAGCATCTTTAATGATAAAGGTAACAACAATGTCTCTACCTGCCGCAGAGCTAATAGAAACACTTTCAATCCAGTCGTCTAACTGAGTGGCACTTGTCTTAGTAAATGTTTGACTGTTAACACCGTCGTTAACCTTAAGTGCCGCACTGCCGTTAGCAAAAGAACTTAAGTCAAAAATAGCAGAAGTTTCTAAACTAGGGCTTACATAAGAACTAGCACCGTACCACTCGTTAAACGCCATAGAAGCGCCAGCAGTCTTACTAATTAAACCTCTGATGTCAGAGTCGTTGATAGACGCAAGCGTACCTGTAGTGCCACCTGCTTCTACATGGATATCATTAAGACTAATTTCGCCACTACTTTGTAAAGCCATTAGATAGTACCGTAAGCTGTTACGTTGTCAGCAGAAGTAATAGCACCGTTAGTGCCTACTTTAAATACTTCTGTGCTGTTGTAGACAAACACCAGCTCGTTAGTGTCAACCTTGATTACCCAGTCACCTATAGACAATGTAGTTGCCTTAACTTCACCAGCAGAGCTGTACACCACAGCTTTACTGTTAGTTACTGTGCCAGCACTAGAGCCGTCAACAAGGTTAATCTCAGAAGCAGTAGCAGTAACACCGTCTAAGATGTTTAGTTCAGCGCCTGTAGCAGTTAACGTAGTACCGCTAAAGCTAACAGTAGGTAGTGTTACCGTCCCTGTAAACGTAGGACTAGCAGTGTCTGCCTTGGAGTTAACAGCCGTTGCAATAGCGTCAAACTCGTCCTCAAACTCAGCACCTTTGATGACCTTAGCAGCGTCACCAGAAGGCAGTGCGTCCTTAGCAGCAAAGTCCGTAGCCTTAGTATAATTACTCATAACCAAACCCTTGATGGTGAATTAGGTGTTACGCCGTGTGAAACATCCAGCGCCTCTACAGTCTCACGCATAGCGTCTCCAACGAGTCTAATGTTAACGTGCCAGCCATCAATAGCAGCCATCTCAGGGTACTCGTTACCTTCCTCGTCAGTCAGCATAGTCCCTGTAGGCTCCTGTATTGTCCCTACAACGTCGATAGCGTAGTCATGGCTGTGAGCTACTAGGTATGCGTCGCCCTCTGCTACCTGCGTTTCTACGCCTTCCTCGTCCACGTTAGTTACGTAGTCTTGTCGGTAGAAGTCAGCCAGCACAGTAGGCATATCTGACTCAGCGGGTATCCGTAGGTAGAAGTCTACCTTTGGTGCGTCGATGATTTCTTCTTCTGTCATGATATTTCTTCCTATGATGTTAGTTCGACGAGCTGGGCGTTACTGAGGCGACGTGGGTAGTATTTGATGGACTTGATGTGGCCGTTTAGTTGTTGAGTACCGCCACCTAAGTAACCTACATTTACCTCAGACAAAGCCGAAGATATTGCTGTCGACGTGTCGCTTGTTATAGAGCCGCCATTAACTGATGCGGCTACATCGTTGTCTTTTAACGTAGCAACAGCCTTAAATGTAGAGCCTTCTGTTATTGTAAACCCTGTGTCAAAGTTTGCTGTTAATGAGCCGCCACTTTGGTTTGCAATAGAAATATTTTCTCCTGCACTAACGTCTTGATAGACAGAAAAAAAGTTTGAAGTTGTGCCGTCACTAATTTCAAGTATGCGTCGATCGTTGGCGTTTTGATCGTTTAAAACCGATGCCTCAACAAGTACCGTCCCAGCACTCTGGTTATACCCAAAGTCAGCCACGGGGATAGACGCTACGTCGGCAGAGCGTGTTGCTGTGCTTCCTGTAGTCTTGATGTAGCTGGTGGGGAATGAGCCAGCTTCTACTTGAGCGCCCCAGATGTAAATATCTTCTGTAGAGCCATCGCCTAAATACACCTTGTCGTTGTCACCTTCTAAAGCATAAATTCTAAATGTTCTTGTTCCCGCCGTAGGCGTCATCGTTATTGAGCATCTACGCCAGCCGTTACCTACGTCCTCGATAGTTGTAGCAGTTGGCGAACCAAACGTATGTCCTACTGTTAAATTAGTTAAATCGAAATCGGCAAGTATACTGTCATTAGTTTGCCAAAGCCTTGCAAAGCTCTTGTCTCCAGCCTTTATAAACGCCGAAAAAGTATAGGGCTGTGCTGTTGTAGTAATTGACGTTTCAACGGCGTGATCGTCGCTTACTGCGGTGCCAACCAAAGCATCAGCCGTCAAAGTGCCGTCAGGGGAAACAGCGGTGTTTCCGTTTGTCGTGGAGCGTATATTTCCCCAGTTGCTAAAGTCCTCACTATAAGTAACCAGATTAGTCCTAGCTTCCTCCACCAGCAGTCCCAGCCTGTTACTGTCTGCATCGTACTCTACACGGGGGACGTTATTGGGATGCTCGAATAGCGTTAGGGTGCCGTCTGGTTGATCGAATAGGACTTCTTTGACGGATACGTTGTCTACTACTAGGCTTGTTCCCGATCCAGCGTTTATCGCTATGTCTGTGTTTAAGCCATCATGCACGTATATTAGCGTAACGGTTGTGCCTCCGTCGTTTCCAGAAATGGTTTTAGCGGTGGTTGATCCTCCAGACCTTGCTTGGATTGAGCCTGATCCGCCGCTTATTGAGATAACATCAACCGACAAAGCGTATATTGTCCCAGCCGAGCCATAGCTAACTGACTGAGAGATGTTTGATCCGGTTCCAGTAACGTGTGTTGCTTGCCCACCAGAGATACTCCAGCCAGTACCCTTAGTCCAATCACTGTCCGTCGAGAAATCCCCATTAGTAACAAGCTCAGGCCCATAGCTAACAGGGCGCAGCGCATGGCCGCCAGAGGCTCGAGTAAAGGTTAGTAACGATTCATAATTAGAAAAATTCTTAGTCGGCATTTGCATCTCCTTTGATGTACTCATAGCGATACCCGCCGCAAGTTTTAGTGTGCCCGTTCAAATTATTGGAAAGCGCTGTAGCTGAAACCTTACGAGCCTCTGCCGCCTCAGTAATAGAAGGGAACTCTTGCCCTGTGTCTAAACACTTCACAGGTTTTTTAAAGGGGCTTGGTTTCCCCTTTTTAGCCCTGCTTATAGCCGCACAAAACTCAGCAGAGCGCTTTATACCTTTCATTTTCTTTGATCTACGAGCCACCGACTCTTTAGAGGCCTTATATCCTGCAGTGCCTTTACCTCCGTTTGTTAGGTTGCAAAGCGCAGCGCCACGCTCACGCAGTTCAGCAATCAAAAGCTCTTCAAGTTCATGCGCTTCATCTTTTGCAATAAATTCTTCTATGATATGCGCTTTAAAACCGCCAGCAGATTCAGCCGTACTTAACCACTGGTGATTCCGGCTGATTGCATTATATGGACGTCCCGGCAATCCCATCCCAACATAAAATATAGAGCCGTCTGGCTTACTGTGCGTGTAGACGCAGTGCAGGTTTCCATTGAGGCAGTTGATAGCTGTCATTTATCTACTCCGCCCAATCATTAACAACAAACGAGTTAGTGCCGACACCCTCAAAGGTTAGGCTCAGGGATGGCTCTAGCGATGGATTGGTTGCCTCTACAAGCCCAGCGTCGGTGATGTCTCTGTCCCATACACGGAAGGTTCCGATTGTTCCCATGTAGTCATAGGCTAGGCTTAAGTCGATAGCAGACAAGTCAGGCAGTGCCGTAGGGGTTGTGTCCTCTGTTAGTGCTACACCTTCGGTTGCGCCGTTGACAAAGGTTGAGCCGTGGCGTCCTGCGATGTTGTAGGGTACTAAGATGTCTGGGGAGTAGTAATCAGCGTTAGTAGCTACTGGATCGTTTATTCCTGCATTTTCTTGAATAAAAAACATCCTTCCGGTAAGGGTGCTATTTGTTCCCATTTGCGCAGAGATGTAGTAGTTAGAAGTTACTCTCCATGAATAAGGAACTACCTCTCCTGTTACTCCATCATATTGTACGCCAACACCAGTATCAGCATAAGTCATACGCCCTTCCATGCCGATAGAGACAGACAGGGGGTTTATCTCGCGGACGCTGATAGCAACATCAAGGTCTGTTGTTCCAAGCGTTCTGAACTGTACATTACCGCCCCCGACAGGAACCAAATAAAAAGTTTTGGATGTGTCAAAGTAGTCAGTCACCGTCCCAGATTTAAACTCAAGCCTTAAGTCCCCGCTGACGTAATTAGATACACTAACGTCCACTTGATATACTGATGTGCTACTAAGCGTTATTGACTGTGCCGCAACAACAGTTCCAGTTGGGCTGTTTACTGAAACTACATTTGTGTCGGCCAACTCAGAGCCAATGTACTGCGGCGTAGGCCACGGTAGGTTAGCTGATGGGATAGTGAATGTCTCAGCCGCTCTGCTCACAGTAGAGCCAGACGTTGGGATTAGCGATGAAGGTGTGGAGCCTTTCTCGAACTGAGCGCCGTAGAGTAAGACGCTAGAGGTTCCGTCGAGATCAACCGATACGCTAGTATCATAAAGATAAATCTGTATTTGCCCAGTCGTGTCTGTTGCATCGGTGTCAAACGTTATGGCACACCTATACCAACCATTGCCTACGTCTTGCATTGTAGGTGTCATTGCTGGCGTTCCTGAGTAAGCGCTAAACGTTCCTGCGTCTAAGTCAAAAACGTAACCGTTTTGTGCTGGGGTAGTAAAGGCAGAAGCATAAAGAAGAAACTTGCTTAAACCATCTTTTTTGGCATAAACGGACGCTGTATACGTTGAAGAAGCGTCTACTGTGACGTCTTCTCGTAGGTACACACTGTTAGTGCCTGTCGCTCCGTTATCTACTAATTTAACCGCAGAATTTTCTTGTCCGTCTGGGCCAACAGAATCCAATGCTAGCGTCCCTGTCCTAACAGGCCCCCAAGCCGCATTACTCAAGTCCTGACTGTAATTAAACAGATTAGTCCTAGACTCAGACTCAGCCAGTACGCCCTCGTTAACCCATGCAGAGCCGTTGTAGACGTGGTGGCCTACTCTTGGGAGGTACTTAGCAGATGACGTTGTAGGAACGTATGAGTCTCCACGCTCAGGGTTGTCTACCATACCGCCTAGGTCAGAGTGGTATTGACGCAACTTCTGAAGCAATATCGACGAAACGCCGTCACCTATATATCTATAATCTGCGTTACTTGAAAGTGGGCCATCCTGCATATGCAAAATCCAACTTGAAGTCGCTGTAGCTGTTGTCGTTGCTTTACATAGATAGTAACCATCTCCTACAGGCGTAACAGAGACATCCTCCCACAGAGTGCCTGACACCTCTACTGTGCCGTTAACAATGTTAAAAACAGGATATTGTCCAGCACCGCCGTTACCAAAACCCCTAAATGAAAGATAACGAGTTGCAGACCCTGACCCTAGTTTAGCCTCCACAGCAACTGTATATTTTTGTCCAGAGACATTGGTGTAATACGTTTGTATTAAGTGGTTTCCTGAAGAGGTCGTCTCAGTAATAGAGTTAGTTGTTACTGTTACGTCGTCTAATCCGTAAGAAGCGTCTGTTAGGTCTTCACTGCTAGCAACCAGATTATGCGGTGCCCATTTGATAACAGGCATCTCGCGGACGCTTATGTTGTCAAAGGCGTATTCGTATGAGCCACTACCGTTGTAAGAAATTTCTATATCAACTGCATCGCCCGAAGGAGAAATTACTTCTTCGTAGTTTTTAGGGCCGTCAGCACCACCAATACTAACGCTACCTACGTTGGAGGTGGAAGAATTTCTAAACTTTAAAGCGACATTAGCCGCGCCCGAAGCGCCAGTCACCGTCTTCCTAATTTTAACTACGTATGGCTTGTCTTGG